GGACGAGGACGGCGACGTGCCGCAGTTCGGGCAGCTCACGCAGGGTTCCATGCAGCCGCACGTCGACTACGCACGCTCGCTGGCCGCGCAGTTCGCTGGCGAGACGGCGATTCCGCTCCACTCGCTCGGAGTCGTGTCCGACAACCCGGACAGTGCCGAGGCGATGCAGATGGCAGAGCGAGACCTCGTGCAGCTCGCGGAGCAGATGAACCGTGGCAACGGCGAGTCCCTGCGCAACGTGGCGCTCATGGCTATGGCGCTCGACAAGGGCGCGATGGCCTCCATCGACGACCTCGACGACGACGAGTACAGCGTCATGGTCAAGTGGCACAACCCGTCCATGCCCTCCATCGCGGCGACCGCCGACGCATGGCAGAAGGCAGCGAGCGTGGCACCGTACATCGCCGAGACCGAGGAGTTCCTTGAGGGCCTTGGCATCGACCGGGCCACGCGACGCAGGATGCTTAACCAGAAGCGCGTCATAGACGGTCGCTCGTTCATGGAGGTGGGCGTTGGCAACGATACCCAGAGCGGCGACGCAAGCCTACTACGAGCAGATGAAGCTGCAGCGGGACGAGGCACGCGAGTACGTGTCGGCGGCGTTGCTGGCACTGTCGGGTCAGAACCTTCCGGTGGCCTCATTGAGGGATAGGGCGATAGCCCTCATCACCTATGCGGTCAACAGGTGGGGCGAGCGTGCCGCCGCCGCATCGGTCGACTTCTTCGACGAGACGATGGAGGCGTCCGGCATCGACGTCCGCGCCTCAATGCCTAGCGGCATATTCAGCGCCGACGAGATATCGCGCATCGGCCACTATCAGGCAGGCAAGCTCACCGAGGACAACTATCAGGGGTTCGTGGACCAGATAGCCCAGAGCGCGGGGTTCCTCGTGTATCAGGCGGGGCCGCGCACCATGTTCTACCAAGGTGGCCGTGGCGTGAACGGCAACACCATCGACGTTGGCGGTCTCGGGCAGGAGGCATACCTCGACCCGTCGCTGTCTGGCGGGGACGACTACCAAGTCCGCTACCAGAGAATCCCGCAGGGCCTTGAGACCTGCGACTTCTGCCTGATGCTGGCGAGCCGAGGTGCCGTCTACCTGTCCGAGGAGAGCGCCGGAGGCGACGACCCAGACCACTTCCACCGTGGCTGCGACTGCCTCATAGTCCCGGCGCTGTGCCACTACGACTACGGGAATCTGGTTCAGGACACGCAGTTCGAGGGCTACGACACCGCCGAGATGAACGAACTTTGGCAGGACTGGAAGAAGGTCACCGCCAAGTACTCGGGCGAGAAGGGCAAGAGCCTGCGCACCGAGGGATACAGGGAGCGGATGGCCGAGGAGAAGCTCGACCTAATGGAGCGGCGCATCGGTCGCCGCGACTGGACATACGACTAGGAGACCCGGCCCCGCAGACGTGCGGGGCCTTCTCATATCGAACGGGGCCGCACGGCCCAAGCCTATCACCCGCACGGGGGAAGGAGCAGGAATGGACAACGAGAACCAGCAGGTAGAGGACGTGACCCAGCAGGAGCCGCACGGCACCGAGCCGGACTACAAGGCCCTCTACGAAAAGACGCTTGCGGAGTCGCGCAAGTGGGAGGAGCGCTCAAAGGCCAACAAGAAGCAGCTCGACGCACTTGGCAGCAAGGGCGGCGAGGACGTCTCGGCCCAAATTAGCGAGCTTTCCCAGCAGCTCAAGGAGCTAAAGGACGAGCGCGACAAGCTGCAGCACCAGAACGACCTTCGCACGTGGGCAGACGAGGTCGCCGCCGCGACGCACGTCCCGGCGAGCGTGCTCCGAGGCTCCACCAAGGAGGAGATGCAGCAGCACGCGCAGGCGCTCGTGGCCGCTGGCTTCACGGGCAAGTCCGTGCCTGACGGGGGCGAGCCGGGAGGCACCCCCGGAATCACGCGCGAGCAGATTGAGTCGACCAAGAGCGCACTTGAGCGCGTCCGTCTGCGAGCGCAGAACCTAGACCTCTACAAGTAAGGAGAACCACATGGCTATGACGCCCAACACCATCGTCGCCGCAGACGTGGTCGAGTCCCTGAACATCGAGTTCAACTCCAACTTCGAGAAGCAGATTTACGACTTCATCGGTCGCCTCGGCCTTGAGGAGCCGCAGGTCATGGCCGCTGGCACCGCGCTGTACCAGCTCACCGTCACCGGTGCCCTGAACAACGCCGCCACCGCCGACTCCTCGTCGGGCACCGCCTACGTCGAGGGCGACGAGGTCGCGCTGTCGCACTACGCCGTCTCCAAGACGCCCGTGGGCGAGCTTGCCTTCAAGCCCTACCGCAAGCGCACCACCGCCGCCGCCATCCAGAAGGGCGGCTACGAGCAGTCCGTGCTCCGCACCGACCGCGAGATGCTGAACGACCTCCGCACCCAGCTCCTCGGCGGCTTCTTCACCTTCCTGACGGGCAACGCCTCGGCCTCCACCGCCACCGGTCAGGGCCTGCAGGCGTGCCTCGCCCAGATGGACGCCAAGATGAACGACCTGCTTGAGACCAAGGGCTTCGCGGCCTCGCGCACCGTCCGCTTCGTCAACCCCTACAACATCGCCGACTACATCGGCACCGCCAACGTCGGCCTCGCCGAGCTGTACGGAATGCAGTACCTGCAGAACTTCCTCGGTGCCACCGACATTGTCGTGACCAACAAGGTCACCAAGGACGAGGTCTGGATGACCCCCGTCTCCAACATCCGCCTGTTCGCCGCCGACTTCGGCGAGCTGTCGCGCGGTGGCCTGTCCTACACGGTCTCCGACCACGGCCTCATCGGCGTGACCCACGAGGTCAACTACGCCCGCGTCTCCACCGAGACCCACGTCCTGTCTGCCCTCACCATGATGAACGAGTACGCCGACCTCGTGGTCAAGGGCACCATCACCGCCTAGTAGGGAGGTGCCACATGAAGGCAGAGGTTATCAGCTCGTTCCATGACCGCCTCGACCCGTCTGCCTGCTATCAGGTGGGCGACGTCTACGAGGGCGACGAGGAGCGAATCATCGAGCTTGCGGACGGCGGCTACGTCGTGGCAATCGAGGAGGAACCCAAGCCCAAGCCCAAGCGCACCACGCGCAGGCGCACCGCCAAGGAGTGATGCCGATGGAGCCGTTCGCAACCATCGAGGACTTGGAGGCGCGTTGGCGCACGCTCACCGAGGACGAGCAGGCGCAGGCCGAGACCACGCTGCTCGACGCGACGGCATTCATCACCGCCGAGATGCGCCGCTACCACGTGCCCGTCAACGCGGACGACGAGGTGCAGCACCAGAACCTCGTGGCCGTGACCTGCGCCGTCGCCAAGCGCTCGCTGCTCATGGCCTTCGACTCGGGCAACACGCTCACCGGCGTGTCCAAGTATCAGGAGCAGGCCGACGTCTGGAACGCCAGCGTCACGCTCGCCAACCCAATGGGCGACATGTACCTGACCGCGCAGGAGAAGCGCCTGCTCGGAATCGGTCGCGTGCTCGTGCGCACGGCCCTCGTCGCCATGAAGGACATGAGGGGATGTGACGAGGAGCATGGGCCGACTGCCGGGATTTGGACTCCTTAGCGGGGAGCCAGCGACGCTTGAGCGTCCCGATGGCACCACCGAGGAGGGCATCGAGGTACTCATCAGGCAGGCAGACCTGTCCGACCAGACGGTCCTCGACGTCCAGACCAAGTTCATCAACCAAGCCCGATACAAGGGCGACGCCGAGACGCTGACGTGCATCTGGCCCAAGTCGCACCCCGAGTCACTCAGGGACTGCCACGTGTGGGTGAGGGGGAACCGCTACCGAGTGTACGGCGACCCCATCACCCCCACGGGCGGCACCCTGCCGACCAAGTACGACCGCCGCGTCACGCTCAACCGGGCGCTGTACCTGTACACGGTAAAGCTGCTGTCGCCGACGACGACGTTCGACGAGTGGCACGTGCAGAACGTGAAGTGGGACGGCCCGGTGGTTCCGGCCAACCTCCTGCGACTCTCCGAGGAGTCACAGCAGCGTGTCTACGGCACCTCACGCGCCGACTACGACATTGTGCTCGTGGAGATTGACCCCAAGTACTACGAGGGCCAGAAGGCGTTCAATTTCGGGGGGCGCTTCTACACTCTCACGGCCACCACTCAGGCGCACGACACCATAGTGCTCTCAGGGAGGGGTGACTTCGTGAATGGCTAACCGCATGGTCATATCGGTCGACGGCCTGTATCAGGCGGTTCACGACATGGTCGAGGCCAACATGGACGACAACCACGAGGCGCTCGTCGACAACATCACGAGGGCGGCTGAGCACGCTAGGGACGAGCTGAGCAACCCTGGCATTCACGTGCATGGCGGCAGCTCGTACCGTGGCAGGACGTCAATGTCTGGTGGCAGGGAGCCTCGCGGCACCTACGACAAGGGCTGGCACGTCTACGGCTACAGGACCAAGCTCAAGTCCTTCCACAGGACGGTAGCCAACCGCACCATCCCAAAGCTCACCCACCTGCTTGAGTTCGGACACGGCCTCGTCTGGATGGGCAGGCCGACCGGACGGCGCGTTCCCGGCGACCACGCGATTCGCACCGCCTACCAGAACGCCGTCCCGATAGCCAAGGGAGGCATGTGATGGCACGCACGCTCACCGACCTCCTAGCCGCCGTCGACTCCACCGGCCTGCCCAACACGCAGGTCGAGTGGCTCAACGGCACCGTACCGGACATGCCCTACGTGGTGATTGTCCCCGGTGACACCGCCAACTGGTTCGCGGACGGCGGGGTCAACGAGACCCCGGTCCTGTACCTCGTAGAGCTATACACCCGCATCCGTGACGTCGCCCTAGAGGTCGACGTCCAGAACGCGCTCAACACGGCTGGCATCGGCTGGGAGCGCACCACGGCGACGCTCAACGACGGGCGAGCCGTCATGACGCGCTGGTATACGCACGTGTTCGAGCGCTAGCAATCAAACCAACAACCAAAGAGGAGGCACGATGGCCGGAAAGATTCAGTACGGCATCTCCAACGTCTACTACGCAATCGCCACCGAGGGAGCCAACGGCGTCACCACCTACGGCACCCCCGTCCACATGCCCGGTGGTGAGAACCTGTCCATCTCCAACGATGGCAACAACGACAACACCATCTGGGCCGACAACATCAAGTATTGGAACAAGACCGTCTCGTCCGGCATGTCCGGCGACCTGCAGATGGCGAAGTTCCCGGTGTCGTTCTACACCGACGTCCTCGGCATGACCTCTGAGGAGGGTGGCGGCTACTCGCAGTCGCCGAACGACATTCCCAAGGAGTTCGCGCTGATGTTCCAGCTTGAGACCGACACGGGCGGCAAGCGCGTGGTCTGGTACGGCTGCACCGCGACCGTCCCGACCTACACCGCCGCCACCGCGACGGACTCCATCACCGAGGGCAGCGAGACCTCGTCCATCACCGCCGCGCCCAAGACCATCAAGACTGGCACGAACACCACCGCGCTCAAGACTCAGTACGTCTGCGAGACCGGCGACGACAACTATGCGACGTTCTTCGACGCCGTGCCTCTGGTCGTGGCCTAGCGCGTTTCC